GCATATGATTCAGAACGTCGGGGTAATTACTATCGTCCAAGAGGCGTTCAAGTAGTTACATCATCAGCACCTGCTCAAGAAACTGCAGAGTCAAAACCTACAGCAGAAGCAACAACAGCACCAGCAGTTGAGGCTCCTAAAGTAGAAGAAACAACAGCAGAAGCGACTCCTACTGCACCAGTAGAAACACCAGCAGGTGAAAGTGGTAGCAAACGTGCTGAAGACATCCTAGCGATGATTCGTAACCGTAAGTCTTAATCAAGACTAAGTACATAGATGTTAAGTAGATTAGATGATATAATCTATCCTAATCGCTGTGAGGTAATAGAAATAAAATCCTCACAGCGTTACATCTATCCTATTTTTAAAAATGCTAGATCAAGTTTATACGAAGAAGCACATTTAAAAAAATATAAAATACTGTTTAACGAGCAACTTAAACGTATTGATTCTATAGATGTTATATTAAGAAATCCTGAAGAACGATTTATTAGTGGTGTCAATACATTTGTATGGAATTTAATTACAGAGCGTCCTAATTTTTCAAAAGACACTATTTTATATTTTGTTGAAAACTATTTGTTTTTAAATAGACACTATGCTCCGCAACTTAGTTGGATGATAAATTTATTTAGATACACAACTGAAGAAACTAAGTTTAATTTTGTTGGTATGGATAAACTTTCAGAATATACAGCAATACATGCAATACCTAGCAATGAAGACAAAATATTAGATAATGCTATCATATCACGATTGAAAAATAATGTTGATAATCAACATTATCTAAAGTTAGACAAAGCACTGTTAACATTAGTAAACAACAGTTGGACACGTAAACAAATTTTAGCACATCTTATGAACAGAGAACCAACTGCATTTTTTGAAACAATTGGTAAAAGCAATACAATCATTGGAGTAACTGATGTATTGTCCTAGACTAGACCATTTTGTTAGATTTCACCCTGAAGGCACTGTAAGTTGCTGTGGACATATGATTGGGCAACCAACATTTAATTCATATGAAGAAATGCAGTCAAGTGATTGGATGACTAAAACAAAAGAACAAATGTCCAATGAACAGTGGCCCAACGAATGTGTTAGATGTAAACAAACAGAAGAAATATCTAACTCTAGTATCAGATTAAATGCTATAAAATTTGACAAACTACAAAAGAAACAGGACTATTTAACAGTAGGTGGCATACTAGATAATGTATGTAATTCAGCCTGTCAATTTTGTAGCGAAGAACTAAGTACAAAGATAGGTGGGTTGACTAGCAAACAGTATCCTATATATGATAACAGTAAAGGATTTTGGTCATTACCTTTAGACAGAGTAGTACATTTAGATATTAACGGCGGAGAGCCTAGTGCTAGTAAGAACTATAAAGAAATACTAAAAAACCCGCCTAAAAATGTCAAAAGCATACGAATCAACACCAATTGTGCGTTGGTTATTGGCGAATTAGAGGCCTTATTAGAACGAGGCATACATATTACTGTTACAGTTAGTTTTGACGGGATTGGCCAAGTTCATGATTATGTTAGATGGCCTATTAAATGGGATAAGTTTTATAGTAATCTAATGAAATATAAAGACATGGGCATAAACAATCTTAATCTATGGACAACTGTAAATAGTTTAAATGTAGGAGACTTTGCTAACATCATTAATTTTAAAAATGAACATGGATTAGATCACAGTTGGTCATTATTAAATCAACCTGAAATGTTGGACATTAGATATGAAAATTGGTTAACTCTAGATGCTCGAGAAAAGTTATTAGAAAGTAAAAACCAAGAAGTATTACCTTTGTTAGATCAGTTAGCAACTTTAGAAAATAACAATAAACATCTAGTAGAGTTTATCAAACAACAAGACGCGATAAGAAAAATTAATTACAAAGATTATTATCAATGAAAATAGCAATCACAGGACATTCGGCAGGAATAGGACAAGCACTGGCTAAACAGTATGAACAGCGTGGCCATGAGATTGTGGGACTTAGTCGACGTAATGGCTATAACATTCGTAGTTTACCTAAAGTAGCAGATCAAATTGAGCCATGCGATTGGTTTATTAATAATGCCCAATCGGGATATGCACAAACAGAATTATTATTTGAAATGGCAAGACGTTGGCATAATGTTAAAGACAAATACATTATAAACATCAGTACTATGATGACAGTCAACCCAACAGTTGACCATGAGTCGTTGCTTGAATATCAAAATCAAAAGAAAGCATTAGAATTAGCACATTGGAGTATTGGGCATAATCAAGATTGGCCACAAATGACATTAGTTAAGCCTGGAGAAGTACTAACCGGCGATCACAGTGGACCTAGAGCATGTAATGTTGATGTATGGGCAGAAAAAGTAGTTGATACGTTAGAGCGTATTGACCCAACACTAAAAGTCTATGAGTTAAGTTTAGGAGTTAACTACGCTAATGAATCCTAAAGAATATCTAACTAATAAAATGTTTTGTCCTATACCGTGGACTGGATTTCAATATATCGGGTCAACCGGTAACGTATTAAATTGCATTCGCAGTCAACGCCCAATTGGTAATCTTCATAACAATAGTATACACGAAATTCTAGCAGAGAATATAGAAACTAAACAAAACATGCTTGATAGCAAACCAGGATTAGGGTGTAATGTTTGTTATGATTTAGAAAAAGATAAAAAAAGTTATGATATTATTAGCGATCGTGTGTTTTATTTAAAAGAACTTAAAGGCACACCACTTACTACATATGATGATATTAAAAACTTTGATTTAACTACGGTAGATATAAGATGGTCAAACTCTTGTAACTTTGGATGTACTTATTGTGGGCCTGAATATTCTAGTACTTTGGCAAAAGAGTTTAAGATTAAACAAATAAATCCACCCAAAGAGCGTGTAGAAGAACTTAAAAAATTTGTGTTTGATAACGCACACAAACTTAAACACGTTTATCTAGCAGGTGGCGAGCCACTATTAATGAAAGAGAATGAGGAACTACTTAAATTATTATTAAAAGTAAACCCTAACGTTAATCTTAGAGTAAACACTAATTTAAGCAAAACAGGCACACCGGTATTTGATCTAATATGTCAGTTTAAGAATGTACACTGGATTATAAGTATTGACGAGTTAGACAAGCAATTTGAATTTGTTAGATATGGTAGTAAATGGGATGATTTTGTTGACAACTTAACTAAAATAAAACAAACAGAACACAAAGTAAGTTTTAATATGTTGTATCATTTGTTAAACTTTAGATCATTATTTGAATGTGTTGATTGGCTTAAAAGTCAAGGTTGGCATGACAATAGTTTTATTATTGGTCCAATTTTAGGACCAGATTGGCATGATGTAAGACACTTGCCTGACGTCAGACTGAACGAAATTAAAGAAATATTAGAAACTAGAATACAAGATTCTAAATATTTGTTAAAAGAAAGTTATCAAAGTTTGTTAAATCATATTAGTGAACCATTTACTAAAAATTTAGAAAATTCTTTAAAAGAGTTTGATATTAGATTTAGCAAAAGAAAAACTAACAGTATTAAAGAAGTTTTTCCAGAATTATATGAATAATATTCCTAATACATTTTGCCCTGCTAAATGGGATGAATTATTAGTTAATTTAACTAATAACTATGTTTATTCTTGTTGCAAGGCTAAGCCTATAGAATTTTTAGATAAAAAAGATATTACATCGGTATTAGACACACAAAAACATAATCTACTCAGTGGGGTACAAGATTCATCGTGTAATTATTGTTGGTTAGTTGAGGAACAAGGATACAAAAGTCTGAGGCATGAATACTTAGATCAATTTGATAATAATACAATTAATCAATATTTAGATAATAGTGCTACTCCAAAGTTAATTGAAATTAATATCGGTAATGAGTGTAACTTTCAATGTACGTATTGTAATCCAAAATTTAGTAGTCAGTGGGAACACGATATCAGAGAAAAAGAATATAAAATATTTTCAGATAAATCTTTTTATTCGTTAAATGAACAAAAAAATAAAAATATAGTAGATGAATCAATCGAATGGTTGCAACATCAGAAACCGGATATTCTTAGAATAATTGGCGGTGAACCTTTACTAAGCAAAAGTTTCTTTAAAATAGTTAACAATGTTAGCAGTAATGTTTTAGTTCTTGCTACAAACTTATCATGCAATAAAGAAATTATCAACAAAGTATTATCTTTAGCAAATAATTACAAAGAAATATATTTAATGATTAGTATAGACAGCACAAAAGAGATAGCAGAGTTTACCAGATACGGAATGAACTACACTCAACTGTTGAAAAATATTGATTATGTTTTTGAAAATTTACCTAAAAACGTAAGAATTAGATTTTTATCATTGATGACCAGTGTCACTGTGAGAGATTTTAATAACATTGTTGATCTAATAGATAACTATTATAAACAAAACAAACACCAGGTTGATTGGGTTATTAGTTCAACAACAGACCCAAAAATTTTTACATTTGATACACTACATGACAAATATAAACCTAATATATTAGAAGTTATCAATAGAATAAAAGATAGAACATACATAGAAGGATTAGGTACATTAGAAGGAGCAATAAACCAGTCCAAATTTAATAAAACACTATATGGACAAATGAAACACTTTTTAGAGGAATTTAGTACTAGGAAAAACATAGACATTCCTGTTATAATAGAATAAGTAAATTGATGAGAGGCACATAATTATGGCAAAACCGTTTGACGTTTCAAAGTTTCGTAAAACTTTAACAAAAAGCATTGATGGACTTGGTATTGGATTTAACGATCCAACTGACTGGGTATCAACAGGTAACTACACACTAAACTATTTGATTAGTGGTGACTTTAACGGTGGTATTCCACTAGGTAAAGTTACAGTATTTGCTGGTGAATCTGGTGCAGGTAAATCATATATCTGTTCAGGTAATATTATCAAATCAGCACAGGCACAGGGCATTTACGTTGTATTAATTGATACAGAAAACGCACTAGATGAATCTTGGTTAACAGCACTAGGTGTAGATGTTTCAGAAGATAAACTGCTAAAACTAAACATGGCTATGATTGATGACGTTGCTAAAACAATTAGTGAATTTATGAAAGACTATAAAACACTACCAGATGAAGAACGTCCTAAAGTGATGTTTGTTATTGATAGTTTAGGTATGTTGTTAACACCTACAGATGTGGATCAGTTTAACAAAGGTGATATGAAAGGTGATATGGGTCGTAAGCCTAAAGCACTAACTTCATTAGTTCGTAACACAGTTAACATGATTGGCTCACACAACGTAGGCTTGGTATGTACTAACCACACTTATGCTTCACAGGATATGTTTGATCCAGATGACAAGATATCAGGTGGACAAGGCTTTATCTACGCTAGTTCAATCGTGGTTGCTATGCGTAAATTAAAACTAAAAGAAGATGAAGATGGTAACAAGATATCAGAAGTTAAAGGTATCAGAGCCGCATGTAAAGTTATGAAAACTAGATATGCTAAACCTTTTGAATCAGTACAGGTTAAGATTCCATATGAAACAGGTATGAATCCTTACTCAGGACTAACTGATATGCTAGAAGGCAAGGGACTACTTAAAAAAGAAGGTAACAGGTTAGTATACACCACAGTTGATGGAACAGAAATTAAACAGTTCCGTAAAGCATGGGAATCTAATGAAGCAGGATGTTTAGACATCGCTATGAAAGAGATCAGTTCTAGCCTAAAAAGACTAAGTAATGATGTTGAAGAAGAAACAGTAGAACCTGAAGTAGCACCAACATTAACAGTAGATGGACATGGTGATGTTCATGAGGTAACAGAGGAATAATAAATGACAATAGATGTTGATATTCTTGGAGATCTTTGGCTAACTGCCAAAGAGTATATTCCATCAAAAGATAGGCAAGCGGCCGCTGATCATGTAGTTGCTATTGTTGCAGATTCAGAAATAAGCGAACAAGATTTAAAAACTTTTGGTGGAACAGATTCCTATTTAGGTAGAGCAGTACACGAATATCTCGGAGAGGAAGAAGATCCTGATGATGAAGATGTCGACTATGGAAGTGATGACTATTAAAAATGAAAAGCGTTACTTCCCTATTAAAACTGATACAGCCTGTTTAGCCAAATGGAGTTTTAGTAAAATAGTATTACAAACAGGGCAAACATCAAGTTGTCATAGAGTCATTAATCATCAATTTGATATTGATACCTTTAACTTTCATAATACTTCTGAAAAACTAGAACAACGTGAAACTATGCTTAAAGGCCAGTGGCCTGATGGTGATCCTGATCCCAATTTAGAGACAACCTGTGCCCAATACTGTGGGAAATTTGAATCCAATGGTGATACAAGTGATAGGCAGTTTTATAACAGTTTGCCCAATCTATATCCAGATGACCTAGATCAAAACCCAACACTGACTACAGTAGACCCAACAATACTAGAAGTTTATATAGACAATACATGTAATCTTAAATGTGTTTACTGTATTCCTGAACTCAGTAGTCCTATACATACGGAAATGATCAAATTTGGTCGCTTTGAAAAAAATGGATTGACTCTTGAAAGTAAATTCAAACATCCTGTTAATTTTAGTAGCATACAAGAAAAATTTTGGGAATGGATGTACAACAATGTACATAAATTAAAAAGATTGCAACTGTTAGGTGGAGAACCATTTTACCAAGATCAATTTGATCAATATTTAGAATTATTTGAAAAGGTTCCTTGTCCTAACTTAGAACTTGAAATAGTTAGTAATCTAATGATTAAACCTGCAAAATTAAAACAATACATGGATCGTATAAAACAATTAATTGCTAAAAAGAAATTAAGTAGGTTAGACATGCACTGCTCAATTGATTGCTGGGGTCCTCAACAAGAATTTGTAAGATCTGGGTTAAAGTTAGGTCATTGGGAAGAAAACTTTAAATATCTAATTAGTGAAAGATGGATAACATTGAATATTAATAATACTGTATCATTATTAACTATTAAAACATTGCCTGACCTATTACATAAATTAAATGAATGGGCTAAAGATAGAAAAATAGAACATTACTTTGCTCAATTATCTTACCCAAGTTACTTACAACCAAACATACTAGGCTCAGATGAATTTGTTGAAGATTTTGATAAAATTTTATCTTTAATGGAAACAGATAGTTTTAGAGGTAGTCAAGCCCATAATCATTTTCAAGGCATAGTTAATAATGTCAAAAACAGTAGACTAAATGAGCAAGAGGTGTTAAAATTACTAACATACCTTGATGAATTGGATAGAAGAAGAGGTACAGATTGGAAACTGTTATTTCCTTGGTTAGAGGAGTATAGAAATGTGGTACAGTAAAGTAGTTGCTAGTTTAAATGCTATTCCAGATATGATTAATCATTATGAAGCAGAGTTGGAAGGAGCCAAACAAGAAATTTCTGTGAAAGGAAATATAGAAAAAGCCTTGGGTGGCCTACCTGGTGTTACAGAACATAGATTTAACCAACTACAAGAAATTGAAGCAGTACTTAACTATCTTAACATACAGTTAAGAAAACTAAGACGTAAACACTTTCAAAAATATCTTGAAGCCTACAACAGAGCATTAACGTCGAGAGACGCCGAAAAATATGTAGACGGAGAAGATGAAGTTGTTGATTTTGAAACTATTATTAACGAGGTAGCACTACTTAGAAATAAATGGTTAGGAGTTATGAAAGGTCTTGAAAGTAAAAACTTCATGCTAGGTCACATTACCAGACTGCGTACAGCAGGTATGGAGGACTCCTCAATTGGCTAGATCAAGTGAAATATTTCTAAATCAATTTAGACAGTACGATACATTTTTAGACAATCTAAAAGTAATTGCAGACATGGGCTGTGGTACAGGTGAAGATATCTCATGGTTTGCTACATTAGAAACTAGAGATGAGCCACCAATACCTTACAACTACAAATGTTATGCTGTTGACAATGATCAATCTAAACTAGATCAAGTACCGGATTTAGAAAATATAATTAAACTCAACAGAAACTTTGAAGAGTTTTGTTTACCGGTTAAAGCAGATCTAATGTTTGCACATGATGTGCTACAGTTTAGTACAAATCCATTGCAGACACTTAAATTTTGGAATCAACAGTTAAACGTAAATGGTATGTTGGCCATAGCCGTTCCTTGTTTTAGTGGAGTTAAAGATCAGTTATATTACAGTAGAGGATATCCAGGACAATACTTTCACTATACTCCTGCAAATCTAATTCAGATGTTAGCAATCAACGGATTTGACTGTCGTGATGCTTACTTGCTAAAACAAAAGAATGATCCATGGGTAAGAATGGCTGTGTATAAAGCAGAAGAACCAATGGATCCTGTGACAACAACATTTGAAACTCTAATAGAACACAAACTGCTACATCCAAGTATCATTGACAGCATAATGAAGCACGGTGAAATACGTCAAGAAGATATTATCATGCCCTGGTTAGATAGAGGCAATTATCTGGTAGACTTTGTACAGGAGTGGACAGAAATTCCTTCAGATATTCCAGTAAAAGATCTAAACGAAAATAAAATCACTAAAAAGACAGCAGATGGTCGTACTTTGATACAGCGAGATAAAGCAGAAATACATCAAGAACAACTTAAAGCAGTTGGTATAATGCGTCATCCTAAGACCAGTTATACTCCTCCTAAAAAATGAACAAGGTAGTGTTAGTCACTGGCGGATTTGATCCATTACACCGTGGACATCTTAGTTATATTAATTCAGCAAGACAATTAGGAGATATGCTAATTGTTGGAGTAAACAGCGACGCTTGGCTAACACGCAAAAAAGGTCGTCCTTTTATGCCCAGTACTGAAAGAATTCCTATCATACAAAATCTCAAAGCAGTAGATCATACATTTTTATTTGATGACACTGACGATTCTGCTATAGAAGCAATCAATAATGCCAAATTAATTTATCCTAATAGTTTAATTATTGTAGCCAATGGCGGAGATAGAACCAGTGGTAATATTCCTGAACTTAAACAGTTTAAGGATGACCCTACAGTAGAATTTGCGTTTGGTGTTGGTGGCGATATGAAAATGAACTCATCAAGTTGGATATTAGAAGAATGGAAAGCACCAAAAACAGAACGTGATTGGGGATACTATCGTGTGTTACATGATGTATCAGGCACTAAAGTAAAAGAACTTACAGTAAATCCAGGACAAGAACTTAGTTTACAAAGACATTTTTGTCGTTCTGAATTATGGCATATTGCCAGTGGCACTTGTCGTGTTTACTTTGAAGATGATTCTACTGAGTGGTACAAGGAACTACGTAAGCATGAAGAATACACTGTACCTTTAGAACGTTGGCATAAAATTACTAATCCATATAAAGAACCTTGCCATATAATTGAAATACAGTTTGGTTCTGCCTGTGACGAAGAAGACATAGAACGCAAACGATAAATACGTTATCATGAGATTTGAACATATACTTACAGAAGCAAAGGGTCTATTTGGTCGTTTACCAGGAGACAAATTTGTACACACAGACGGTCGCGAAGCAGAGTTTCAGCGTGTAGACTTTTATCCTGACCCTGATCAATCACAGTTTGAGTCGCCTGATGAACGTGATCAAGCAATTAAAAATTACGAAACTGAAATACAAACAAAAATAGAATGGGTCAACAGACCTACTAATGCTAGTCTAGCATTTGCTGTTGCTGTATTAAACAACAGAGAAGGTGGTGTTATACTCTGGGGTAGATATCTACAAAAAACAAAAC